GTAACGGCAAGATCGGCATGATCGACCGTTTCACTGTGTATGTGTCGAACTTGGTTCCACGCGGTGCAGCTGGCAAGACTTGGATGAACCCCAACACTGGCACTGATGCTACTTTGACATCCGCTGTCAAGCGTCACGCTGTTATCGCTGGTCACAAGTCTGCGATCACTTTCGCTTCGCAAATCGCTAAAGTGGAAAGCCTGCAAAACCCCAACGACTTCGGTACTCTGGTGCGCGGCTTGAACGTGTACGGTACTCAAGTTGCCCAAGCTAAAGGCTTGGCACTGTTGGTCGCCGCAGGTTAATCTCCGCAAGGAGCTGGGTAGGGGCTTCGGCCCCTACTTCTTAAATTAACCCTAGGAGAACGACATGGCAGTTATTGACGATCTGATCGCCAGCGGCTTATCACTCCCTCAAGCTCAAGCTGTAATCGCTGAAGACACCACCGCCAACATTGATGGCTTGGTCTCCGCAGGTTTTACATATACACAAGCTCTGGGGATCACTGGCCTTGATGCAGGCACCGCTACAGCTGACAACCTCGCGGTTCAAGGTCTGTGGGCCGGTACTCAAGTTCCAGCAATTGAAGCCGCTTTGGCAGTAACACCGTAAGGCAAAAATGGGCACGGTAACAGCAAAAACCATCATCGACAAAGCTACGATTCAGCTGATCGACTTGACCAACATCCGTTGGACCCGAGCCGAGTTGCTAGGTTGGCTCAACGACGGTATGCGCCAAATCGTGACCATCCAGCCGAGCGCTTCATCCACCACTGTGTCAAAGCTGCTGGTGGCTGGAACCCGTCAGACCATCCCAACAGATGGCTGGCTCTTGCTTTCTATTTATCGCAATATGGGCACCGCTGGTACTACGCCCGGGCGAGCTATTCGTATCATCTCGCGTGAGATTCTTGATAGCTTCAACCCCAACTGGCACACAGACACAGCAAAAGCTGAAGTCCGTAACTACATCTACACTGATCAGGACCAGACAGCGTTCTACGTCTATCCACCCAATACTGGCACTCAGTACGTTGAGTTGAACTACTCATCGCAACCTGCCGATTTGACTGCGGAAACGCAGCCTATCCCAATTTTTGACGTCTTCCAGACTGCATTGCTTGATTACATCTTGTATCGCGCTTGTAGTAAGGACGCTGAATACGCGCCGGGCCTTCAGTTGGCTTCGCAGTATTCTGCTTCTTTTGTGGCCGCCATTCAAGGCAAGAACGTGTCAGAAATCTCGGGTAATCCTTCTATGTCTCTTGGCCCACGTAATCCACCAGTCCGAGGTAGCGCACAATGACCGCCGTTTCATACGAAGTCTTCTTACCCGAGGTCTTGCCTTACGTTCAGGACGTGCCTGAGACGGTCGCCGTGCAGGCTATCCGCAATGCCTGCATTCAGTTCTGTGAGGAAACACACTACCTGCAAGAGAACCTCGACCCAATCACTGGCGTTAAGGGGCAAGGGCTGTATGAGATAGACGCCAATGACTCTAACTACAAAGTAGTTGAGATCATGCAGGCGTATTATGGTGACCAGCTGCTAATCCCTAAAGCGCAAGAAGAACTAAACCAGATTTACCGCACATCAAACTGGGAAGACCTTAATGGTAATCCCTACTATTACTTCAGGACCCGCGCAGGCGAGGTTCGCTTAGTGACTAAGCCAATCATCACTGAAGCAAACAAACTGAAAGTAAAAGCTGCAATTGCGCCTAAGCGGAGTTCTACTACTGTAGACGACGAGTTGTTTGAGCGCTTCCTTGAGTACATTGCTCATGGCGCACGCGCTCGCTTGTACAATACGCCAAATCAGCCGTACTACGACCCAAAGACAGCAATGGATTACACCAAACGATTCAATGATAATATGGCTGAAGTACGCACCCGCGTGTACAAAGGTTTGACCCGTGCAGCCGCACGAATTGAATTCCAGAGGTTTGCATGATAAAACTCGTTCAAGGGGACAACCTCCCGTTTATCAAGCTTGCGCTTAAAAATGCTGACGACACTGCATTAGATGTAAGCGATGCAACTGTAACCGTACATTTTCGTGCAGCTGGGGCGACTACTACATTGTCAGTCTTGACGTGCATTAACGTGAACACCGGTACCGACGGTCTTGTGCAATTTAATTTTCCCGGCGCTACCCTCGATGTAGACGAAGGATCATACGAAGGCGAAATCAAAATCGACTTTGCTGGTGCTATACAAACCGTGTATAGTGTGCTTAAATTTACTGTTCGCGCTGAGTTTCAGTAACACCCTTTAGGAGCCTCCCCCATGTTTATCGACAAAACCGCATCCGCAGACGCTGTAGCCGCAGGCTTGGTGTGCGCCCCCAAATCCGCTGAAAACGCTACTGCGCTAGGTCGTTTCACCATTGAGTGCTACGACAAAGATGGTAAGTTGAAGTGGGCTGACGAAAACCATAACTTGGTCGTTAACGTAGGGCTGCAATATATGGCTGGTGCGGCCTTGACTGGTACAACTCCAATCACCGCTTGGTATGTTGGTTTGTATGGTGCAGGCGCATCAAACGCTCCAGCCGCTGGTGACACCTTGGGCACCCACCCCGGTTGGACTGAAGTTAATCCTTATTCTGGCAACCGTCCAGCGATCACCTTTGTGGCTGCTACAAACAACAACCCATCCGTGGTGACAAACAGCACTGCGGTGTCGTTCACGATCAACGCAACACAAACAGTTGGCGGCGCATTTTTATGCTCTGCGGCTAGCGGCACCTCTGGTACGCTGTTTTCGGCAGCAGATTTTGCTTCTCCCGGCGACCGTAGCGTCGTTTCTGGCGATACACTTAACGTAACTTACACAATGAGTTTGGCTGGCTAATAGCCACCATGGGTATAGCTTCGTACCCGCTTTGGCGGGTACTTTTGTTTGGAGCACACGATGATTAAGATTGACTTTGAATTTGACTCCCCCCACGGCGTTTTCCGCGACGCGCTGCACCTTCCTGACGACCACACCTTTACGGATGATGAGATTCAAGCAATGAAGCAACAACGCTACGACAACTGGTGGGCAATTGTGAATGCTCCGCCTGCTGATGTTGTTGACGTAGAAGTGACTGACGTTACTCCAACTCAGGAGTAAGCATGGCTAATAGATACTGGGTTGGTGGCACGGGAACGTGGGACACCACATCGACTACGAACTGGTCTGCCTCACCTGGTGGCGCTAGTGGCGCTTCTGTACCTACACAGCTTGACTCAGTATTTTTTGACCAAGCAGGCACTTACACGGTAACTTGCACAGGCGCTTTAAATTGTCTTGACCTTACCGTTTCCGCTGGAACTGTTACGTTTGCTCAAGGAACGTCCCCTACGTTTACTATTTATGGCTCTATGTCATTGGTTGCTGGGACTGTATGGAATGGTAGCGGAGCCATTACTTTTGCCGCTGCCTCTACAGGAAAGACTGTTACAACAAACGGCACCACTTTAAACGCAACCAGCGTTATATTTTCAAACCTTACTGGCGGTTGGACGCTGGGAAGCGCTTTAACTGTTGGGTCTTCTCAAGGCGTTACAGTTACCGCCGGAGCTTTTAACACTGGTAACTACAACGTTACGTGCGGCGTATTTAGTATTACCGGGTCAAGCACTAGGTCAGTCACACTTGGAAGCTCGACAATTTCTTTTGGCAATGGAAGTTCTGGCTCAACTTGGAACGCCACCACAACATCAGGTCTTACTTTTAACGCTGGGACATCAACACTTACAACTGCACAAACTGTTCTTACTTTTAATGGCGGGGGCCTAACTTATTACAATTTAGTAACAACAGGCACAACTACGGCCACAAAAGCAATTGTAGGTGCGAACACATTTAATAATCTTTCAATTGCTGCCACAGCAGTACCAAATCTTATAGCGGTCACGTTCGGTGCCAACCAAACCATCAATGGCACTTTGGCAACAACTGGTACAGCAGGTAACCGCCGTGTATTCTTTGCTTCATCTGTATACGGCATTGGTTACACACTTACAATAAACAGCGCACCAAGCCTTACAGACGCAGACTTCCGTGATCTGTACGTCAAAGGCACAGCAGCCCCTATCAGCGGTACTCGTATTGGTAATCGCGGTAACTGTTCGGGTATCACGTTCAGTACGCCTAAGACTGTGTATTGGGCAACTTTTGCTTCTGGTAACGTGTCTGGAAACAATTGGGCCGCATCATCTGGTGGTGCTGTAAATACGGATAATTTTCCACTTCCGCAAGACACGGCAATTATTGAAAACACCTACCCATCAACAGGAAACGCTGTTGGTTTGGATTCCATAATTGGCTACATAGGGACAATAAATACGTCCAGTAGAACCACTTCAATGTCTTTAACATTAAGTGCATCATTTACTTGCTATGGAAATTGGACATATGGTTCTGGTGTAAATCCGTCAGGCAATTTTGTTTTGACATTCTCCGGCGGCACTACTCAAACCATTACTAGCGCAGGTAAAACATTTACTTGCCCAATCACTGTAGACACATACGGCGGCACTGTTCAACTTGCGGATGCTTTGAATATTGGATCAGGAAACAGCCTAACTATTACTAACGGTACATTTAGCTCGCAAGGATATTCCGTATCAATTGGTAGCTTTTTTTCGAGCAATGGTAACGTAAGAACAATTAATCTTGGCGCAAGCACATTAAATACTCAGTCTGGAACTTTTAACTTTGGTAATATTACAAATTTAACATTCAATGCAGGAACCTCCCAAATAAATTGGACAGCAGGATCGGGGTTCCTGACGATTGGCGGCTCCTTAACTTTTTATAATTTTTCATTTACAAACAACAATACAACATCTATTTCAATTGATGGATCACACGTTTTTAACAATTTAACTTTTACTCCACCAGCATCCGCAAGAGTAAGCGTATTTTCTTTTTCCGCCAACCATACAATCAACGGAACATTAACTTGTGCCGGGGCATCTGTCTTACGCCGCATACTCCTTCAGTCAAACAGCATTGGCACGCCGCGTACATTAACAGCCGCCGCAATTTCTGCTAATGATTGTGACTTCCGTGACATCGTAATTGCAGGCGCAGCCGCAGGAGCATCTCCCACTAGAGCAGGTGACTGCGGCGGCAACTCAGGCATTACATTCCCATCACCTAAGACTGTTTACTGGAACTTGGCAGGGTCATGGACTTGGTCTGATACGGGGTGGTGCACAGGTTCTGGCGGCACACCTGATGTAAACAACTTTCCGTTGCCGCAAGATACGGCTGTATTTGACAACGCAGGCGCGATTGGTAACATGACCGTTAATACAGCTTACAATTTCAGCGGAATTGACGCTTCTACAAGAACAAACGTTTTAAATTTTGTTGTAGGTACAGGATTTACAATATATGGTGATTTAAAGTGGGGCACTGGGATAACCACCGCAACCTCTGGATCGGTTGTCACTTTTAGTAAAAACGGTACGCAAACTTTATTAAGCAATGGGGTTACATACAATTTCTCTATTACTATATTTAAACCAACAGGTTTTGTTCAATTAGCAGACGCTGTATTGTTTGCATCAAATAGAAATATAACTGTTTCGTATGGGAATTTTGACGCGGTAAGCTACAACGTAACAATTGGTTCTTTTAATAACTTCACCGGTTCTAATATAGTTCGGATGGGTTCTGGTACTTGGACATTATCAGGTACTGGGACTGTATGGTCTTGCGCCACCGCCCCAACACTTATTGCTGGAACATCAACAATTGTTCTTTCGGACACATCAACAACTGCAAGAACTTTTGCCGGTGGTGGTCTTTACTACAACAAGTTAACAATTGGTGGCGCAACGGGAACGTCAACGCTAACTTTTTCTGGCAACTTGACCAATACGTTTGGTGAATTAGCATCTACTAAGACTGTTGCTCACACAATTTTGTTCACCTCTGGAACAACAACAAACATTGGCAAATGGTCAATAACAGGTACAGCAGGTAACGTAGTAACTGTAGGCCCCGTAACAGCGGCATCAGCTTACATAATCAACATTAACGGCCCCGCAAACACAGGTATTGATTACTTGTCTGTCAGCTATTGCACTGTATCGACAACAAGTCCCGGCGAACTCTATGTGGGAGCTAACAGCACAAACACTGCTGGTAACACGGGTGCAATCATCTTTACAGCGACCCCATCACCAAGGAATCTATATTGGGTAGGCGGTACAGGTAACTGGTCATCAACAACCAAGTGGGCTACATCGTCAGGTGGTGTGTCTGGTGCGGCTATCCCAACGTCTTTAGACACGGTCACATTTGACTCTGCATCCAACCCTACAGCCTACACAGCAACAATTGATGCTGGTGTAACGATTGCTCGATGTGCCGCATTCACAATGGCTGGCCCTGCATCGGGTAACGTAAATTTTACTGGCTCGGTAGGTATTGCTTTC